GTACTTAGCAGATCGAGCTCGCTCCACGCGCATCCCACGTCCCGATGTTAAACAGGGCTCCCCCTGTGGACGTGGCCTTGGATCGTTCGTTTTTGCCTTTGTTCTTGCACTTGCGTAGGGCTTCCCGTTGAGCATTGATCGCCCTCTCCTCGCGGGCCGCGGCATCCTGATTACGAGCAACTTTCTCAAACTGCTCGTTGATCATGCGCGTAGTAGCAGCAGTGATCTCAGACATGCGGCGATCCAGCTCTTCGCTCATGGCGAGGATGGTGGCGTCGGGGTGGACAGGTGCTTCCTCCACATCAACGGGGACGACAGCAGACGGTTCAAAGGGGTCCACTGCAGCTTTAACTTTATCTTGGCGCTCATTAGGAATCAAAACGGGGGCCCCCATCAATAACTCATCAAACGAATTGAGTTTGTTGAGCCAGGTGGTGTAACGTTTCGAAGAAACCCCGGTGTACCGTTCCCAGAATTCGTCGGCTCGGTCATCAAAAGGCCAACCCCCAGAAGCGACCACTTGTTCAGCCATCCAGCTGACGTCGTAGTTTTTCCTGGGAATCAGACCAGTGAGTCGGGTAGCCGTTCGGTACAGATTCCGATAAAGGGTTACCCCCTTATCGAGCTCCATCAGCCCTTTCAATTTATCAACGCAAGCCTGCTCTACGGGGTAGGTAGGAGGGGCAATACTAATATGGATTTTACGCATCAACCTGACAGGATCCTGGACTGAAGCGAGCCCACCCACCCACGCATCATAAAAGAAACGGGATAGAAAGGGCACTGGCTCATGTTCAGAAATCATCTCGGCCTTGATCACATAGCCCAACTGTCTGCCGGCCTCTTCAACTGATGTCGCACTGTTGTTGGAGACCGAATCATCACCCACATACGCACCCAGATTATTGTAGGCTGTCTCGGGGTCAATGCCCTCGAGGCGGTATGCGTAGTAGCTGATGAAGGCATTAGTGATGGTATTATCGATAGTAGTGGTGCAGGAACCTGATAACTGACTGGCGCCGACGGAGTACGCATCTCCTTCGGCTGTGTGTGCGGTGGCGCTGGCCTCATCCAATCTGAGTTGTTTGAGCTCCTCTTCAGAAGCACCGAACAACCTTGCGTATATGGTGGTAGTTAGATGAGCTATAAGGTACGGGTTCTTTCCAGCGTCCATTTTACTAACATCTGCGCAACACACTTCACGGACGCCCTGATTTCGACGGGCTCTTCCTACGACCTCACAGACACGTTTCGCAGTGTCTTGAGGGTTCTTCCCAGCAGTATACCAGTGTGTGGACATTTTAAGATATTCTGCAGCAGCCAACATATAACGACCAAGTCCAAGGTTGAACGTGACTTCACACGTTGAGATATTACGAACCGGTCCGCCATTAGCGACAGGCTCAACCTTGATCATGGCAGCCACCTTGAGGGGTTTCACAATACGCCACCACCACTTCTCCCGCTCATTCCGGATCTTTTGCAGAGGTCGCTGTTGTGAAGCAACGACTTGCTCAAGGCTCCACGGTTCAATAGCAACGAGGCCAGGAGCCACAAACTCCACGAACTCGGAACACCATGCCAGGATCTGGGGTAGGTGCTCTTCCTTCATAGTATTGCGGAACAGGTCAAGTCGATAATGGACAGCGGCCAAAGAGGATTGTCTCCCCTTCACCGGCATGGCATCAGGGTTTTCAGCAAAATCAGGGAGAATACGACGACCAGTGGTCTTCCAATCCGAGGTGATATTATCTCGGACGTCACCCACAAACTGCAATGCTGTCCGCAGAGCCATTTGGGGGTACAATCGTCGTCGCTGCTGCGAGCTATTCCAATAGTCTGCCACCGTCGATTGAACGAGTGTTACCTCGTCCTTCTTGGCAGTGGGATGGAATCTGGTATAAATCGTACCAACGGAGTAGGGGGTCGTTTCCTTCCCACTAGCACCGATGGCACTCATTATAGTCTCCCAAGTTTTACTTTCCAAAGTGGCGGTGGTGTTGCTACCAATGGCAGACACATGTACGTAGTTGACATTCTGGTGAATCTCGCGCCGAAGCACGTAATCGCCAGTCAATTCATCACCTGATGCGACCTGAAAGGCCAGCCAACAGGGAGTCAACTCATATTCGACATCGTACATCTGTCGTGTAGCCCTCACAATAAAGGGGAGGCCACAGACAAGGTATCTTCCATTGACGACAGGCAAAGGTTGGACGGTTTCCACATTGCTACCGCGGGTGCACGTTATCCCGGAACGGTCAGTCGTCCAGACCATGCCATCGGCGTCACCGCCGGGTTGACAAGGTCTAAAACACCAACCAACAATTCGTGTGCCACCAATCCAAGCCTTTAAGAGTCGTAGCCTTCTCCAGCGTTGTTTGCGTACAGAAGCCTGCTCATCAAGAATTACTAAAACAAAAATAAATAGAGCAGTCCACAACAAAACAATTATTAATACAACAATGTAGGGCAAGTAGGCATCGCGGGCCAGTTGTTTGATCCACCACCACCAAGGGTTTAGGCGTCTCTCACATTCCATCCAACTACTCCATTTCTCATCCCACATTGAGGGGTCAATACGTCTACAGGCAAATTCCGAAAAACAATCCAAAAACCAGTCAGCCACCTTTTGTACCATACGGGGAATCACCCCCGTCATCCACATCCAAAAATCAACTATCATTCCGGAAGTGTGTGTGGCGGCCAGCCTGATGATGTTTACTATGACCAAGTAAACCTGGTCAAGTTTGAAAGAATTGAAAAGCGGGGTTAAGAGATCAGACGACATGCTTGCAATACAGCCCTTGTTCTTTGGGGTCCTCAAGAGGCGGTTGAAATAACCAATAGCAATCCCTGCACCACAGCACAGCTGCGGCTTCCCGGTCATCCGTCACTGTTGGTCACTACACCTCTTATGTGGCCTACGACGTTAATCCCCGTACTCCACCCCTCGTTTCCTAGGCGGGTGGCAGGGAGTCACGACATCTCGACTCACTACGGCAAAGTGATTACCAGCTACCGGACCCAGCGGGTCGGCTTCTAACCATTGCGTCCTCTATTGGGTTGGGCAAAACTCCCTAGTGATTCTGGCGGGTTCAATCCCACCCGGACCGGACCGAGTCTAGGGCGCGCACACTTCACACACAACCACTTGTGCCCAAGTGGAGAGTTCCATGTTTGCTTATCCCTAGTTACTCTACGCTTCGTAAAGCTTCTACCGGGCCTTGCCTGATACAATACCAGGCCATTTTGGCCAAATTAACGAA